TTGATATACGTTACTAGTTCTTGTTGCTTTGCTTACATCTCCAGCTAAACCACCCCTTAAACTAAATAAAGCTTTGAATGGGGCAGACACTACACTTTTCATTGTTTGGCCAAACATTATCATCGCCTTAAAACTTGGGTGTTTTAATAATGTTTGTTGCCATGCAATTGATAACCTATCTGATGTTCCTATCAAAGCAACTTTCAATTCTTCAATTGAATCTACCATTCTCTCTTGCCAAGATCTATTTTCTTCACTATTAGTTACTTTTGAATATTCCTCAATAAATGTTGAAATTATATCTTGTTTTGTTTCTTCCCCTTTGTTTACAACTTCCTCCATTCGCATAACACTTTGTGACATAGTTGATAGTGTTGCATTTAGCTTGTATGTATTATCTTCTGCTTTTGCATTTTTAATTTTATCTAAAACTTTATCTACAGGAGTTATTATTTCTGCGGCATGAACTTCAACAATTCCTCTTTTCTTTACTAACCCACCTTTTCTCATTTTTGGGATATAATCACCATACTCATCATCTTCATCTTGAGAAACTTTGTTTTTTCTTCTAAATTTATTTAATACCGAACTCCCAACACTACTAATTTTTTCTCCCATCTTTCGTGATATATTTTGAAATGCTTCTGTCTCAACTGCTTTTGCTGCAAAATATCCAAGTAATGGCGTGGCTCTGGATAACGACATAGCAATAGTATTTTTTTTATTAAGACTAATATCTTCGCCAATTGCCTTTCCATATTGTCCAATAGCACCAGCTGTAGCTTTTGCTGTATCTACTGTGATATTCTTTACACCAACAGATAAATTTTTGATTGTTTGACCAAGATTTTTTACAACACCATTATATGCCTCTGCGGTTTCATTTGTGAATTTAAGATTCTCTATTTCAAGTTGTTTCATCATTTTCTGTTGTTCTTTTGTTAGCGCACTAACCTCACTTGATATTTGTAATGTTTTTTTGTTTTGGGTTTTGACAGCAGTGTCTACTGATCTATGAAGACTGTTGATACGATTTGCTCTGTCACTCTCCATGTTAGCTCTTGGTTCAACATTACTGGGTTTTATATCCTTTGCCATTTATATTTCCTCTATATTTTTTCTATAGCTTTATATACTTTTGATGGTATTGATTTTACTAATGTTAAAGTACATATGATTTCAGATGGTGTAAATAATTCTTGATATGCTAGTTGATGCTCTGCAATTAAATCTGCTGCAAATACTTGTTTATATGTAACATACAATGGGTAGTATATTTCTCTGAAGTGATATGTAATTCTAGATATTAAATTTCCAGCCCCTTCGCTATCAGCTTTCATTATTGTATAAATTGATACAACAAAATTATGACTAATTTTATCAAAAACTTCTTCACTTAATCCAGAGTGTTTTTTAAATGTTTTTTTCATTAAAGTTTCATATTCTTTTAGAAATACAAATGTTTTATATTTCCCTTTTTCAATGTTGTAAATAAATTCACATAGTTTGTCTAGATCTTCTTTTTTTATTTTATTTTCATCGCACCCAAAAACTCTACAAAAATAGAAAGAATAAAATTTTTTAAATTCTTCCAAAAAATTTTTATAAAAAAATTTATTATTTATTATTGATACAAAATGTATCATTTCATGAATAGTAACAGACGCTAATGCCTCATTCGAAGCAAAAGAAAATATATTAGTTCCTTCTTCAACAAAAATATATATTTTTTTTAATGATGGTACAGCACAACCCATTATACCAAATAAGCTAACGGGTTGTAATTTAAATAATGATTTTAATATACTTTTTGTTTTATATGCAGGAATTATAATAGATTTTTCAATCAACTCTTCAATTTTTTTAAAAACAGGTCCGCCTTTACTAGATTGGCTCATTGCTTCTACATATGATTTTTTTAATTTATCTGATGTGTATACCTTATTACCATAGAATTCTCCAGCTATTTCCAAATTCCCTTTTGGAATGGTGAACAATTCTGATAAATTTTTGTTATGCATTTTTTATATCCTCTTACTTTTGATTATATAAACTAAGAATATCAACAAACCCTGACATTTCTCCAATGTTATTTTTTACATGTTTCATTATACCTTCATTTGTATAATCCCTTATAGCTCCTGAATTTCCTGCTATAATATCTGCCATCTCTGATGATAATTGTGTAAACTCTTGTGTACCAAGTAATAATGGTGGATCGTATTTTCTTACATACATAACACATGATGTACTTAAAACCAAGTCATCATGGCATCCCCTTTCTGCCTCAACTCTACCACTTGTTTTTGTTACAAGACCAGCAATTTCCAAAGCTAATCTTTCTGATTTTACACATTGTGGGTATTGTGTAATATAAGAATACAATGCATCAATCATCAAGGGTCTTGTTTTTGAGTTTGTAGAAAGACCAGGCAATACAGTTTGTTTCCCTCTTTTTTCTTTATAAATCATATGAGAAAATTCACTATTATTCAATTGTTCTACAACTTGGTTTCCATATGAGTTTGATTCGATTACTGCTAATCCTGGGTATTGACTTAATAAAACTTTTACTACTTTTACAAAATCTAAAACTTTACACTTGCCTTGATATTCTGAAACTTGTTCAAGAGTTTCATAATCCCAAACAGTTATCGCTGATTTATCCTCACCATGTTCTGGTGCTGTATCAACTCCTAATATATAATATTTACCGGGGATTGAATTTGCAAATTTCCAAATCTCTCCATTAAATATTCTGATTTTTTCTAATGGTTTTTGAATTGCATCTTGAACTCTCTCTACTGTTTCAGCTTCAAAGAATGATCCTTCAGCAGGTAAGAATTTTAACTCTAATTCCTGTGCAATTTTTCTTTGATCATTATCAAATAATGAACATTGGGTTTTATACCAATCCTTATCTTCTGCTAGTTCTTTTATACTTTTCCAATGAATAACAAAAGGCTCAAATATATCATCTCTTGATACAGCACTCTGATACCTTTTGAAATACCATTCTCCAACACCAACTGTTTTATTTGGTGTTGATAGAACAACTGTACCATAAGGAACATTGGCTTTCTTTGCTTGCATCTGGTTTGTAGAAAGAGCTGGGACCATTGAAGTCCATGCCGTATCAATATGATGAACGAATGCAGCTTCATCTATAACCAAAAATGTTAATGCTTTACCACGAAGGGTTTTATCTGGAGCGTTTGGGTTAACTGGTGAAGCATATACCTTTGATCCATTTGTTAGAATAAAAGATTGTTCTGTTCTCTTTGCGAATCCTTTTCCTAATGGCCCCTTTGGTGGTTTCATCCAATCTGGAACTTTCTCTACCATACCACGAATTGCTCTTGCAAAGTCTGTTGCTTCTTTCCCATCCTTTGAAATAATACCTATTACAGCATTATCAAAGAATATAGCCAACCATGCAGAATAAGCCTGTATAATAGTAGAAATACCAACCTGGCGACTCTTCAATACCAAAACATATTTTTTTTCTTCAACTAGATTTACAAGTTCTAATTGTTTTCTGTATGGTATTAAGTGTGCATCCTTTCCTGGTATCTCTATCATTACATAATTTTTACAGAAATGTTCAAAATCACTTTTGCATCTTAAATATTCAGTAACATACTTATCCGCTAGTTCCGCTAAATTCTTGCTTCTTGGTGTTATCTGATCTTCATCTTCTTGGATTGTATCTTCTATTTCTTCTGTCATTTTGATTCCCCATTATGATCTAAGACTCCTATATTTTAAAAATTTCCAGATGAACCACATTTATATTTTGTTCTGATTATTGCTGTGGTTCTAATTTTTCTTATTGGTTCTTGACAGATTAATAGTAGCAGTCGATTCCCATGAAGGACCGCTTTTAGCAAACCTTACAATAGAACTCCATAATATATACTTTCCTTCGAAATCTATATATTCAATTGCCATTGGTTTTAATTTAATACACTCTCCAACATCTATTAGATTTAATATTGGTAGATTTCTTTCAATATTTAATGATAGTGTTGATAAATCAGATATTGATCTTCCAAATCTTGAGTTAAACAATGTAGAGTCTGTTTCGTACCCAGTGTCTCCATTATAATATTTTTTTCTTTTTACAGATGGATCAATAAATAAATTTTTATTTTTAGAACTATATAACAAAGAATATTCTTGGGCTACTGATTCTAGATTCTGTGTTATTGTTGATGTTAAAGTATTCTTTGGTTTAACTATATGATTAATATCAGATGCTAGATCCGCAAATACTGAGTTTCCAGAATAATCGGTATTTAAAGCATCATATGTGTAAAATGTTTTCCCACCAATACTCTCATCAAAAACTTTCTGAACTAATTTGTTATCTTCTCCTGAAGCTAATTGGTAAACAGTAAATGCTTGATCTCTGTTTAATTTTCCTGTTAAATTTTTAATATAGACTTTATTATCATACTGGCAAAAAACTCCAGGTGTTCCTGAAAATAACCCAAATCTCTGATCTAAATACCCATCAAATATATCACCACTTGATCTACTATATTCTTTTATAACTTTATAAAATGTAGTTGGGGGGATACAAACTTGATCTACTACATTATTATTTCTATTATAACTATCAAAATCAAGAGAAGCTCCAACTTTGGTTGTTAGAGATGATACTATTTGATTTAATGTGTTTCCTACAAAAACATCATTTACCAAAGTTGACATTGTTACATAAGGTTTTCTTGCAACTGTTGTGATAGTAACATTTGTTCTTTCTTTTACTTGATTTTTATCAAGAACTTTATTCGCTGTCAATTGAAGGTTAGATGTTAAGTATAATAACTCTACATCAATTCTTGGTCCTGGGTAATCTGATTCTCTAAGAAGTGTAATATTTAAATGTATTGGTTCACCACCAAAAATATCTTCAATGATTGCATCTGATGGATCTAAAAGAAAAGTTATATCAATAACTTGATATGCTGTACTTAAAGATGAAGTTATTATAACTTCCACCGTATCATTTGTATAATCTAAATCTTTTATTTTCACTTGTATGTTGTATAGTTTGTTCGGTACTAGATATGGCGTTTTCTCTGGCATGTAGTTGGTATCCTTTTTGTTTTTTGTTCCAAAAAAAATATAGGGTGGGTTAATAATTCCCACCCTATATTAAGCTTCTAATATTTATCAAGACAATCTTTTCAATACGTCCAACATCCTTCCTGGAATTACAAGAACACTCTCTGCTGCATTTTCCAATAGTTTTTTAGTATTCAAATTCTCTTCAAAACTACTGTATCTTATAATAGCTAAAAACATTTGCCATGATGAAGGAAGGGGGGAATTAGATGCAGCTTGTATTTCTTTTAAAATTTCGGAAATTGCATCTCTTTTCTTTTTACCATATTCTTCTATTACATCCAAAACTCCTAACATATCACTTTCAGATAATTGATTCGAGAAGCTTTGTGTAATCATGTCTGTAATATTCTCAGTAAATACTTGCATATAAGATGTCATCGCAGATGTCATGCTTGTGTTGGAACTAACAATATGCACTTGTCTAATCTCTCCAAGACTGAATGAGAATACTAACCTATTACCCTTATACATGGTTGATAATCCAAATGATAATGATGCAGCTCTAGTACCATTGTAACTGTTATTAACAACCATAACAGGAATTATATCCCCAACATTTGCTATTTGTTGACTACTCTGTATAAAGATTTCATTTCTCATACGAGTATAATCCGCAGACATAATTGCATTTTCTATCATGATTGGCATACCAACTGATGTTATCGATTCTCTAATTCTTTGGTTTACAACATCATTCCCTATGAATTTATAAAGCTGAGATACACACCCAACATATTGATAGTCTGTCCATTGTGGTGCTTTTGTAAAGATGGCTAACATTGGAAGTTCGACACTATCAGTTGGGTGTTGTTCACCTTCATCTAAAATTGAAGGAGGGTGTGTTATTACTTGTCTGTATACTACTTCCCCATATCTATCTACATACTTGTATAATCCTTTATCACATCTTGAAGTATCAAGCCCCATAGTGGCAGCTCGTTCATCAAATCTTTGTCTTGCCATTTCACTCTTCTCCTTTTACTTTATCTTCTGGAATATCATTATCAATTAAAATTTTCTTCATGGTTTCTTCCAATTTTGATCTAACAGTTTCTTGAAACAATTTGTTTGATTCGTTGAATTTCAATAAAACTAAAATGTTAATAAATAAGTCTATCGATTCTTCTAATGTTTGAACTCCCTTATTGTGTCCATATCTATCTTTTAGGACCTCTATTTCGAAATCCCCAGTTTCATTATTTCTATTTAATGAAACTAAAGTTTCTGAATAATATAATTTATCAATCATAGAACCATATATTCCAACTTTTTTCATATTTATAATCTTTCAATTATTGAACGAAGATATATATCACGCCCGTCGAATTTGAATTGTGGATTTTGAATCTTTACTTTGAATCTTCCTTCTAATTCCCAAAATCTTTTCATTCTTTGTTTTGTCCAAATAGATGCATGTGGGCAAGATGGTTCATTTAACAATTCTGTTGTCAATAGAATATTATGAGCTTGAAAATCAAATCCTGTATAACATGGATCAAAATCATCTTCTTGTAACAACATTTGTGCAAGAGTTTCATAGTTTGGAACAATCACATCCACTACCCCACCTTTTTTTAATACTGTTGAGACTAAATAAATAAAATATTCAACTTGTGTAAAAGATACATGCTCAAGAAAACGATATATTACAACACGATCAAATGTAAATGATATTCTTTCCATGAATGTAAATACATCCATGTTTAAATTTTCATATTTTGTTAATTTATTAGAATCAGCTTCCCAATCTTTAATATCTTTTTCTATAAAAGCTGCTGTGTTTTCTGTAAAATATGATGTATCAACATTCAATAGATATTTAGGTATTAAAAGATTTTCTTGACTTGATACTGGAAATGGAGCAAATTTACCACCTGCTAAATTTAATATACGCATTAGTTCACCTCACAAATTCCACCACTATACTTTTAGTAAATGGTGCAATATAAAAGTTAAAATACTTCTCTCTGTCAATGTCATCTGGATCCATTATCTTTAAGGTTGTACCTGATATCTCAACCTGACCATACTCTTTCAAAAAAATATTAAACTTATTTTTATCTATTGGGATTGCAAACAATTTTATATTTTTGGTTGTCATTATGTGATTTTTTATTTCTTGTAAATTTCTGAATATTGATTCTTTATTCAGATAATTTATTTTACAAATTCTTTGATAAATTTTATCCATTTCTTCATATCTGTGGGATACTCCCTTGATAGATGTTTTACCAAAACTATCAATTGCAATATATTTTGTTCTGTCGATTGATGTTATAAAGATTAGAAAATGTCTACGAATGTTAAGCTGTATCCCTCCCAGGTCGGTTACACGGAGAGTTTTTGTTATAATGATACCATCATACTGCCTCAATATAATATCGTTGTCTGTAACCCTGTTTGCGTTGATGTAATTATCTATAACTGATTTGGTGTGACTTCTTAAAGCACTAGTTAACTTTGGATTTTTTCTCATCATTTTTCCAATTTGAATATTTCTTTCTTCTTTATCTAACGGATTGATTCCAGAAACATCAAACGAGAATGTTTTCATAATTGTATAATGACATGATTCTATATCATATAAATATACATCTCTGAGAAATAATTTTAAATTTTTATTAATTTTCATTTTATAGTTTTATTGGGAATGGGGAATATCTACATCCCCATTCCCAATCCGTTGAATTTACTACTTTAGAATATTGATAATTACATCGTCAATTTGCAAATGATGATTAATATCTGAAATATCTTTTTGTCTGTCTATCAACCACTCAACTACTGATTGATTCGTTGTAAATTTAGCAAGAGCTTTGGCTGATTGTTTATATAACAGTTGAACTGTTTCTAAAGACGCTTGTGCTTGCATCTTTTCATTATTTAACGTATATGTATCACATGGAATTTGCAACTCCAAATCTTTTCTTTTTAATTTGATAATATTGTAAGGGATCAATTTTCCATTGAATTCTACACATAAACTACAAATAAGTCCTGTTTTAATTCCATAAGCTTTAATAAAAATTGTATCACTAAATTGATGAATAACACGGAATCCGTTATTATAAATATCCATTGCAAGTGGGGTTACATCTAAGACAGGAATAGTGTCTGCATTATCAAATACTTTCAAAACACGTTTGTCATTTCCTTCTGCATCTTTTCCACCTGATGGGTCTTTAACTGCCATAATGAGAGTTTGTTTTGAATCAATACCACGGATCGAAACTTTTACTTGATTTATATTATTAATATTACTTGAATTTTTCTCGAACCATTTTTCTAATGATGTAATTTTTGCAATACTCATTTGTGGCACTACTTCTGATACAACATCTTCAACTACTTCTGCAGCTGCTTCTTGAGGAGTGGTTTGAGGCTCTTCAATTGGAAGATCTAAATCCGACTCTGAAAATACTGTTTCTTCTGGTGTTATTTCTTTTAGCAATCTTTCTAAATTCTCTGTTGTCATTGGACTATTCTCCTTTTCACTTTCTTCTGTTTTTTGTACTACATTCGAATCTTCTATTTTTTCCATTTTGATATGTCACTTTCCGAGTTTTCCCGCCATTTATCTGGATTTATAATTGAATATGTTTCCAAAGCAGCACCAGCTAAAGCTAATACTTTAATTATTTCTTCATATGCTTTTACTGGAGCACTTCCACAGTTTTCATACTCTGTGCAATTTTCTAACCATGGAGGTAATTCTGACTCCCACTTTCCTGCATATGCTTCCTTTGCTTTCTTTACATATTCTTCAAGAAACAAGATAAAACTTGGGAAACTCAATGATGGATTATTATGATATTCTCCAAATATTTTTCTTTCATATTCTCTCTCTTTATCATATAGTTTTTTTATCATAATTGTTCCCTTTCATTTCTAATTTTAAAATACAACTCTGTTAACAATGATCTTCTTGCACTATCTGTAATATTATAATCTTGATTATATAAATCGACAACATATGTTGGTATTTTATCTTTTAACCGATCTGGAATTTGACCTCCAAACAATACTTCTCTTGAAAAAGGAATTCTGTATTTTGGAAAGGCTTGTAATTTACCTTTGTTTCTTCCTGATATTAACATTGTTATAAACATATCGTAATAATACACAAGTCCTGGTTTCTTTATGAATGTTATAGCAGCACCAGCTATTATAGCAAATTGGTCGATTGCATATTGGGGGATAAATGTATCCCGGACATAAAACTTTCTTTTATCTTTCTTTTTTAAAAACCAACTCTGCCATCCTTCTGGTGTTTGATCAAAATACCCCCCATAGAACTTTACAATATCACCTTTTCTACAGTAAAATTTTGGGCTTTTCCTTATGCAATGTGTGTCACTCAAATACCTTGTACTTACTCCACTTTTAATTCTTGTAATTCTGAAATAATTGTTTGTCGTTGTATGGGGGTCCCAGGGAAATTTTGTAGATTCTATTGTTCTATCACAAATATCTTCTCCCATCAAACCCGCCTTCAATACCTTTCCAATTAACTGCGATTGCTTCAGATGTATGAATAGATTCTTCATGCACACATTTTACAATCCAATCACGAACTGGTAAACAATTAAGAGCTGATGATATTATTCTAATAGAATCCTCAACAAACATTGGGTTGTCTGCTGCAACTCTTGCTATCTCCTGTTCATCAATTCTTTTGATTATTGGGTAAGGTAAAGTTTTTATTTTTGTTTCTACAGCTTCTATAATATCTTCTAACCATAAATAATTATCGGGGCTACTTTCAATTAATATGTTTGTATATGATCTTTGATTGTGTGGGAACCCCTTGTTTTGATTCGATAATAAATGATTACATAATTCTGCTGAACATGGGCAATAAGATGCATATTGAATTGTTACCCCTTGATAGAATCTAAAAATATCCATAGGGTACGCTATACCAGGATCAACAAGTACAGGTCTGTTTATTAATTGCCCCTCAAATCTACATTTATAATAAATAGGAAATTCATTATCTGATAAGATAGATTTTTTTATAACTGGCATACGAAATTCAAATTTCATATAACTTGAATTGCTTCCAATGTTTTGCCTCATGTCTTCAAGAATTTTTCTAACTAATACTTGCTTCAATGGTAAATCCAAATAAGGTTTTAATGTAAGTAGGAGTCTAGACATCGAAATGCCTTTTGTTTTTGAATCTAAATTTGTTCGCATGGAAACATTGGCATTCAATTGATGAAACCCACCATGTTTAGATTCTAATTTAAAAGGAACCTCAACGTTTTCAACTCCTACTTGCTTTATTGGTATTGGAATATTTGGAGATTCGCATTGAATATCTGGAAGACATTCTTTGCTTGACATAGATATTTATCCCCCCTCTATATTAATCTATAAATTTTTTCCCTAAATTCTTCTTTCCATTCTTTTTCTATTTCTATGTTATGATCCGGGCTACTTTCACATTGAAATTGAATTGGATCATATTCAAATAAATCAGGATTATTATCCATTCTTACAAACCCCTCTTTATCAATATAAAAGTATAGCTCAGCTCTTTTAATTTTACAAATAATGTTGCTATCACATATGGGACATTTCCTCTGCTCCATTATTTTATATCTTCTCCTTCTGTTTCTGTGCTTGATTTATGGTCAACTCCAAGAACTGTTAGATAAGAATTTAATAGTTTAACTGATTCAGGAACTGTATCTATTCTTTTATTA